AGGACAACAAAACATGTGGGCTACTGAACCTCGTATGTATGTTGATCCTTCATACACTGAAGCCTATGGTCTTGAGACCCACGCCGAACGTGCTGAAAAAATGAATGGTCGTACAGCTATGATTGGTTTGGCCTTTGGTCTCCTCTCATATGCCATCACAGGCAACCTTTACTTCGGTCTTATCTGAAGTTAAACAAACCCACTTTATTTTAATACAATCATGAACGAAAGAAACGAACGCATCAACGGTTGGGCAGCAATGCTGGGTGTTATGGCAGCAATGGGTGCCTATGCAACCACAGGTCAAGTTATCCCTGGCATTTGGTAAAATGGGATTCCTAACAGTCGCTGGAATTATGTTCCTAACATTCACAATGGGAGCTCTCCTGACACAATCAGGGGACGAAGATGACGATGATGGAGATGGTGGTATACTTCAACCAGTTTACAACCAAGCATCTAGTTAATTATACTAAGTATCTCTAGAGATACTTTGTGACTCATACTAATGCCTAATCCAAATGCTCTTTTTGAAGACATTCAAAAACTAAACACCCTCTACGAAGAGTTGTGTTGGGGACACGATGACGAACTAATTTTCACACACGAAAACGGAAGAGTCGTTATCTACAACAAGACCAAAGAATCTTCTCTAAGGTAGATTGAAACCAACAACTGAATAGATTATAATTAGGGGTAAGACATTACCCCTATTTTTATGTCCGAAAAGTTCTATGTTTACTCCAAGGCAGGATGTGGATTCTGTGAGAAACTAATTCACTTTATGGAATCAAAACAAGTTCCATTTGAAAAGTTTAACTTAGGATCTGATTATTCAAAAGAAGACTTCATTGAAAAGTTTGGTTACAATTCAACCTTTCCACAAGTCCATCACTTAAATCAAAACATTGGAGGAATGAAGGACACCGTACGTTACCTAGTCGACCATAAATATACATGATGAACCCAAACCGGGGAGTGACAGCTATGCTCCCCACAAAACCCAAGAAGGAGAAAAAGACATTCTATGATTTCAAGTTAGGTTTCACGCTCTTTAGAAAAGAGTTCTCATTTACTTTCAAAGTAAATTCAAAGAAGGAGTAATTAAGATGTCAAACACTATCCTTTTCTCTGAAGTATTTCTTATACTAGGAGTGGTTGTTGGTTGGATAGCTGCTGAGAGATACATAGTTTTCATGCAACATACCCGACACGAATTCGAAGACCTGTTCGAAGAGAACCCACACCCAGAAATCTACGATGAAGATGGCCAAATCAATCGTGGAGAATACATGATGATTGACTTTGAGCCAGGCTATGACCCAGAGGGGTTCAGTCCAGAGGACATCACCGAAGACCCTTGACAGGGGTCTTTTTTTGTGTTATAATATAATCAGTAATACAGGGTGACCCCCATGATATTAGTTGATGCGAACCAGATCGCCATTAGTCATCTAATGGTGAGACATAAGATTGAGAACGGAATCAACATTGATTCTATTCGTCGTTCTATCGTAAGAGTCCTTGCCCGTATCGCACGGAAGTTCCGTAGTGACTACGGTGAAATGGTTCTTTGTTATGACGACAAGGAGTATTGGAGACGCCAAGTCTTCCCTTTCTACAAGAAGAATCGTAAGCAGGAACGGGAAGCTTCCAAGTATAATTGGGATGAAGTGTTTTCCGTACTAAATATAATCAGGGATGAGATAAAGAGTAACTTTCCTTATCGTGTCATCCAAGTTCAGGGAGCTGAGGCAGATGATGTCATTGCTTCTGTTGTAATGGAAAACGGAAAGAAAGATGTTCCAGAACCTATTCTGATTCTTTCAGCCGATAAAGACTTCATTCAACTCCACAAGTATAATCTTGTGAAACAATACGACCCCATCAGAAACAACTGGATTGTCAATGATAACCCAGTTCAATACCTCCAAGAACACATCATTCGTGGTGATAGATCAGATGGAATTCCTAACATCCTTACCTGTGATGATGCTATTGTTACAGGTAAACCCCAAAAGAAGATGAGTAAAGAGAAGATCTCTTCTCTGGCGAGCATGAACCCATCCGAATTCACAAATTTTATTCGTCTTCGCAACTGGAAAAGGAATGCCGAACTGATCGACTTCACTCACATTCCAGATTCTATCTTTGATCGTATCATTTCGTACTATTCAAACTACGAAATGAAGACTACAATTAACCTAGAATACTTTATCCAAAACAACATTCAAGACCTCATAGAGGAATTTTCATAATTATGGCCCGTCCCGCAACACCAAAACTACCAGTCAACCAGACCCTTATCTCTGAGGTTCTTCAGAGAGCGTCCAATGCAAAGACCAAAGCAAAGAAGGTAGAGATTCTTCAAGAATATAAGTCTCATGCCCTAACTAAGGTTCTTCTTTGTAACTTTGCCCCTAACATTAGGTTCTGTTTCCCATCAGGTAAGACACCATACACCCCACAGGAAAGACCAAAGGGTGTTGATCATCAACTCCTCTTCACAGAACAAAGACTTCTTGAGAAGTTTATTGCCAAACAGGTGAATGGAATTACTTACTTTGGATGTTCAGGTCAAACTCGACCCCGCATTCAACAACTAAAGAAAGAACAGATGTGGGTACAACTTCTCGAAGGACTTCACCCTGAAGAAGCTTACCTTCTTGACCTCGTGAAGGACAAGAAAATCACAGAAAGGTATAAGGTTACTAAACAGAATGTAATTGAGGCATTCCCAGAACTCCAACTATCACAGGACTAATGAATCAAAAGGAACTAAAAAGAATTCTATATGAAATGAGATCCCTTGTAGATGAACTGGAGTCTGCTGTTCTGGCAGACGTCACCAACTACAAACTTGACATTGATTATGGTGATGTAGTACGTTATTATCAAAACGACAATGATGATGACGAGGAGGGGCTCTGATGGGAATGAAGAAGAAGACCATCAAGTTGGTCAATAAACTACTTCATGATCCTGTTAAGCGAAAGATGTATACCGAAGCTGAATTGGCATACATGGAAAAACAAGTAATCAACTTAGAAAGAGAACGCAAAGCTCGCAAACTACAAAAGAAAAAGGAGAAAGGATTCGGTTATGAGTAATGTGAAATTGATCGCCTGTACTTCTGGTGCAGGTGAACTTGAGGGAAAGTCACCTCAAGATGTCATTAGTTATGTTGCAAGAGTTTCAAACCCACATAACCAAGAGAACTACAGGACAGCTGCAGGACTTCTCAAGTACTGCATCAACCACAACCACTGGAGTATCTTCGAGACAGCATCGATGACACTTGAACTCAATACCAATCGTGGTATTGCTGCTCAGGTCTTGCGTCATCGTTCATTTTGTTTTCAGGAATTCTCTCAACGTTATGCTGACACTAAGTTACTCAACCAAGAAATACCAGTTCCTAATCTAAGAAAACAAGACAAGAAGAACCGTCAGAACTCAACCAATGATTTACCACCAGGTATGATTGCTGACTATCAAAAGAAAATAGAGGATCATTTCGAAGCAGGAATGCACCTCTATAATAACCTTCTCGACAATGGAGTGGCTAAAGAGTGTGCTCGTTTCGTGTTACCTCTTAGCACACCCACCAGAATTTATATGACGGGAACGTGTCGCAGTTGGGTACATTATATCAATCTAAGAACAGCTAATGGCACACAACAAGAACATATGGAACTGGCAGAAGATTGCCGAGAAGTGTTCCGAACAGTATTCCCAGATGTGGCGAAAGCACTTGACTGGTCAACCGAAGAAGGAGACCAAGAATGAGTAAAACAAATCCCACAAGTGTAGAGGAGTCAAATCAAAATCTCTTCAGGGCAAAATGGAACATCCCCACTGCTGCAGAACACTGTGGGATGACACATAAGCAAATGACGTTAACCTTCAGGGAGTTTTTAAAATACCATCCAAAGGATTATAATACGATGATACAATTACCACTGTCCTTCAAACAAACTTAACAAATGGCGACTTATCCAGTAAAACATACAGAGACAGGTGAACAAAAAGAAGTCATTATGAGTGTCCATGATTGGGAACAGTGGAAAACTGATAACCCAGAATGGATCCGTGACTTCAGTGACCCTAGTACTTGCCCAGGTTCTGGAAACATCGGTGACCCCAGAGCAAAACTCCTTAAGTCTCATCCAGGTTGGGGAGAAATTATGAACGGCGTCAAGAAAGCAGCACCGAGAAACTCCAGTATCACTTCACAATACTAATGGCTGTAAAGACAAGAGCAAAGACCAAGAAAAGGCAACCGATCAATTCGGACCTAATGGTTGACATCCAACCCCTAACAGAGAATCAAAAGAAGATCTTCGAAGCGTGGGACAAAGGAAAGCACCTCTTCATCTATGGGGCTGCTGGAACAGGAAAGACATTCTGTGCCCTCTACAAGGCTCTACAGGACTGTCTGAAGGCCACACCCAGTTACGATAACGTTTATCTGGTTAGGTCCCTTGTGGCAACCCGTGAGATTGGTTTCCTACCAGGAGACCACGAAGATAAGGCATCATTGTATCAAATTCCATACAAGCATATGGTGAAATACATGTTCTCAATGTCCAGTGATAATGAATTTGAAATGTTGTATGGCTCATTGAAGTCACAAGAAACTATCAAGTTCTGGTCGACATCATTCCTTCGTGGCGTTACTCTTGATAATGCTGTTGTCATCATTGACGAGATGCAGAACTTGAATTTTCACGAACTTGATAGTATAATTACTCGTGTGGGTGAGAACACTCGCATTGTCTTCTGTGGTGATGCGATGCAATCTGACCTCACTCGTACCAACGAGAAGAATGGAATCCATGACTTCATGCGTATCCTAGAAATGATGCCTGATGACTTCTCAATGATTGAAATGGGCATCGATGACATCTGTCGTTCCGGTTTGGTACGGAATTATCTCGTAGCCAAAAACGGAGCAGGGTTTACATCCTTATGACATTTACACAATGTGATACTTACAGAGATCAATTCGTGGAGATTCCACGACTTATGGATGAAGGAGTTCGTCTCTACAATGTAAAAGATAAAGTCCTTTATCCCTCTGTAACATCTATTATATCCTTTATTAGCAGGGAGAAATTTGCTAGTTGGCGCGCCAGGGTGGGGGAGAAAGAAGCTAATAGAAAGAACAAACACGCAACCACTCGTGGCACTAAACTCCACAGAGTGTTTGAGGAGAACCTTCAGAACGGAGACTACAAGTCTCTTGATGAATATCAAGCTCCTCTTATTCAACTGATGTTCGGCTCAGCTAAGTCTTATCTAGATGAGAAACTTAGTAACATCTACCAACAAGAAACTAATATGTATTCCGACAGGCTCTGTCTTGCCGGAACCGTCGATTTGATTTGTGATGTAGATGGTGAGTTGTCTATCGTTGATTTCAAAACCTCTGAGAAAGCTAAACCAGAAGAATGGTTGGAAGATTACTTCGTTCAACTCTCTGCTTACTGGGCTATGTTCTCTGAGAGAACAGGGGTAGTGCCAAAGAAACTGGTTGTCTTTCTTGTTGCTGAAAGTGGTGAAGTTCAAATCGTTGAACGCACGAACCCATTAGATTATTTGAAAACCCTTCGTAATTATGTTAGTCAATTTATTCAGTACCGAAATGCCTGATCCCAAAAAGATCGAGGAGGTACTCAATCAAAAATTCCTCAGTAAAGATAAGTTTGCTGAAGACATTGAGTCTCTTGTCCTTGAAACAAAAATGAGTTACATCGATGCCATTGTCCAGTATTGTGAGGACAATAACATTGAAGTAGAAACAGTCAACAAACTTGTAAGTAAACCACTCAAAGAAAAGATTCGATGGGAGGCAACAGAACTTAACTATCTCAAAAGAACTTCTCGTGGGAGGCTACCACTGTGAAAATTAGTAGAGACGAATTGTTGCACTTGAAGATGCAAGCCATACTCAAAGAAAATAACATCCCCAAGAACGAGTTGATGTATCTTGGTGTTAAAGATGAAGAACATTGGTACCTTATAGGTGGACGACACGAGGTACCTGTAGGTATGATAGAAGGCATTGACGAAGATTAGAGTGTCAGGATTTGACGTATATCGCACCTACCTTGCGATGAAACAACACTTTACCAAGGAGAACTTTGACTTCTTTCAGTATGACGGAAAGGTTAGGGCGAAGGAGGAGACATACCTCCAAAGACCCGACTTCTATTTCTTCGAGACGTTGTCTCGCAAACTCTCAGACCAGGAGGTCAAAGAGTATCTACTTGCCTCATTCGTCCAAGCAGATGATCCATCCAAAGTCTGGATCGGAGATATCAAACTCCGTGGTAAAAATTGCTGGTTGGCATGGACGAAACAAAACCAGAGTATGCAATATCTTGTTAAGCAAGATCTTAGTACAGTGGTTGACTATATGGCAGCCAAAGGGTATTCCTTTAACGATCTATTTGAAACGATGGGAGGACATCCTCCCACCCTTCGGCTCTACATCCAAGGAAGAATTAGTCTAGAGACTTTAATCATCCTGGATATGGTGTTAAAATTTAAGAGTAGATGGGACAAAGAAATGAAAGACCCCCTCTGGGAATTACTCAGTCTAAAGATCAAAAAATACAAACCCTTCCTTAGTATTCCTACACATAAATATAAGAAACTAATGAAGGAGATGTTCTTATGAGTCTTCACGATTCACCATTTGCTATGAGAGAATCTGAAGAAATATCGGAACTCCAACTAAGACTACAGTTTCTACAAGATATCATCAAGAATACTGATGAAGACGATTTAGATGACGAATTTACTTCAGACTTCGTTCATACTTTATATGCTTTAGTTGAAAAACAACTCATCATTGTTACCAGACTAAAGTTATCAGAAGATGAAATCGATAAACTAATGTTGGAAAGTCTGAATGAAGATGCCAGAAAAGAAGGTATGCCTGTTGGCACTGACCTTTACAGTTACCTCATTCAAAGAAGAAGTGACATCAGAGAGAAGATCACCGAGATAACAGGTGAAGACCTAGACACACCAGTAGATCTCAGTTAGAATAGTACCACATGGTCCACGACCGAAGACCTAAAACTCTTGTCAATCGTACCCTATTAATCCTACGAATCCTTATGTCTTTTTCAAGTCTAAAGAAGAACAAAGCCTCTGTGTTCTCTCAGCTCCAAAAGCAACTGGAGCAATCCACTAGAGTCGGTACAGTTGATGAACGCTTCTGGCGTCCAACTACTGACAAAGCAGGTAATGGTTTCGCCATTATTCGTTTCCTTCCTGCTACTGATGGTGAAGATATGCCCTTTGTAAAAATGTACTCCCACGCTTTCCAAAGCACTGGTGGTTGGTACATCGAGAACTCCCTTACTACCCTTGGTCAGAATGACCCTCTGGGTGAGTACAACCGTGAGTTGTGGAACTCCGGTGATGAAAGCCTGAAGGAACAGGTCCGTAAGCAGAAGCGTAAGTTGCAATACTACTCCAACATCTATGTTGTGAAGGATCCCG